GAGAGTCTTTTGGTATCCAAAACGGCGCAGCCGCTGCAAAGGTACTGACGGTCGATTACATCACAGCGATGAAAGAGCGCACTGCCAACACTGAGCTCTAATCAAGGGGGTCCAAAATGGCAGACGCTGTCACATCTCAAACGATACAGGACGGTGAACGTAAAGCCGTCCTAAAGTTTACCAATGTCTCCGATGGCACAGGTGAGTCTGCTGTCACCAAGGTAGACGTAAGTGCTTTGGAAAAAAGCCACCTTGGTCAGAGCTGTACACTCGTAACCATCAACAAAATTTGGTGGCAGTGCACGGGCTTGCAGGTTCAAATTTTGTTTGATGCTACCGCTGACGTGCTTGCAATCGGATTGTCAGAAGATAGCAATGGATTCCATGACTACAGCGATTTTTCTGGGATTCCAAACAACGCAGCCGAGGCAAATAGAACTGGCGATTTAAATTTCACTACGGTAGGCGCCGGCAGTGGTGACACCTACATGGTGGTGTTAGAGCTAATCAAGACTTATGGCTGATGTTAAAGACGTTAAGCGCACTGAGGGGGGGTCGCTCGTTTATCGAGGCGAGCGCTTCCCTGCTTATAACAAACAGGTAAGGACGCCTGGGGGAAACAAGAAGTTCAAGGTTCTGGCAAAAAAAGGGGACCAAGTTAAAATTGTGAGATATGGCGATCCCAACATGACGATTAAAAAAAATCAGCCAGGGCGCCGTAAGAATTTTCGAGCCCGTCACAACTGTGACGCGGTAGAGAAGAAAAAAGACGTTTTTACCGCCAGTTACTGGTCTTGCAAGAATTGGTAGAGGGATAGGTTATGTTTTCTAGATTATATAGGCAAATTATGCGAGGACGCCCCATGATGCCTGGAGGTTCGCGTGGAGCGGGGATTTCTTCTTTGTTCCCCCAGTCACAAATGGGCGTGAGTAACCCTTTTTCCATGGTAAACCAGGTAGGCATGACTCCAACATCACCTCCAGCATTTCCCGGCGGATCCGCACCGATGTTGAGCCCACCTGCTGTCGGCGCCCCTTACAGCTCTTCGATGGCGCAGCCTGCGCCGCAACAGCCGCAGATGGACCCTGCCGCGATACAAGCAAGGCTCGATGAATTTTTGGCAAACAATCCAGACAGGGCTTCAATTTCTCTTCCTTTTGGTGGCAACATCGATATAGCGAATTTGAGAGACAGAATGGCGCGCTTATCCGCGCTGATGGGTCGCGGAATGACCGTCCAAGAAGCGATGGGCAACCAGCGTGCAGCTGTCGCTCAGGGTCACGATCTGAACAACGACGGAATTGTGACTGACGCAGAATATAGGCAATCTACGATGCCGGCGCCTGCCTTAGAAACACCGACATCAAGTGCGTCAAACATATTTCTTAACCTGCTCGACACTGTAAAAAATGTAGGAAATCCAGCACTAACACCGCAGACACAAAATCCAGAAGTCCAAGCACGCGAACGACAACGATTTAACATGGTAGATCCAAGACGGGTTAATCCGGCGCCACCTGCTCCAGAGAGAATGCCGTCCACGCAAGATAGAATTATGCAACTTATGGCTGCAATGCCGAGACGTTAGCGAGGCAATTATGTCGAAGCGGAGATTTGCTCCAGTTCCCAAGAATCGCAGCGGTACGCCGTTGAAATATCTTGAGGGTCTCAGCCCAGCAGAAAAAAAAGCCAAAGAAGCTGAAATGAAGCGGACGGCCAAAAAAGCCAAGGAAGGCACCTTGACTAAGGCAGAAATGGATAGAATCTCTAAAGAACGCGCAGCGCGAGGAATGAAGCAAGGTGGCTCAGCGAAAAAGGGCGGCGGCGGCACACCGGCGTGCGTCAAAAAGCACGCGAAGAGCAGCGGCAAATCAGTTTCTACACTCAATAAAGTTTACAAGCGCGGTCTTGGGGCTTATTACAGTGGCGGCTCTCGTAACGTCCCCGCCAGCGCATGGGCCTGCGGTCGAGTCAAATCTTTTGCTACAGGCAAGGGCGGTGCTCGCAAAGCAGACGCGGACCTTCTGAAAAAAAGAGAGGGAGGCAGCGTGGAATTTGATGCAAAGAAATCTGATTTGAATAAAGATGGCAAGATCAGTAAATACGAGCGGAAGCGCGGTGAGGCGATCGCCCGTAACATGCGTAACGGTGGGATGGTAGAGCTCCAGGCTAGAGGCTGCGGCGCCATGATGAATGCCAAGCGCAAGACCACCCGAGTTCCCAAATAACTGGAGATTTGTACTATGAAGATGAAAGCGAAAGGCATGAAGAAGGGCGGTGCCATGAAGACGAAAGGCATGAAGAAAGGTGGTGCCATGAAGACAAAGGGCATGGCGAAAGGCGGCATGATGAAAGCTAAGGGCATGGCTAAAGGCGGCATGATGAAAGCTAAGGGCATGGCTAAGGGCGGGGCCATGAAAAACCAAGGCGGAGCGAAAAGAAACATGCGCCCACCGTCCGGTAAAAACACAGGTCTTTTTGGACGATAGATGGCGTTTCTGCAATCAAGCATCCCATATTTCAAGGCTTGGGTGCGGCGCGAATTTACGCACAATCACAGCAAATACCACGGTGAATTTTTACACGCGATGGTCATCGGCGTTACTACGATCCCGAAACGATGCTTGTCGTTTCAGATAATATTCACGGGTGCTGAAACTTATGACGATGATGATGAGGTCAATGTCCATGGAGGCGCGATGTGGGCCAGAATGCCGATTACCGCATTGGCTGGAGACACTCCTTTTGAGAAATGGCCTGAGCCCATGCCGGTTTGGGCCGCGCAACCGTGGGACTGTGCATCTCGCACACACAGTGTTTACAAACTTGAAAATTGTGATCCCTGTCCCTGGATTGCGAAAATAGATGGCGAGTTTTATCCAGCAAAATACTATTTTACTGTAGATTACACTGATTCAGACACTGCGGATGATCCAGCACAGCACAAGCAGTCTCATGTGCTTGAACTGCTAGATGCTGACGATTGGACCGGCAATATCGTTGCTTTGCCCAATAATCGCGTGCGAGTAACACGCCCAGCCCAGTATGAATTGGGCGAAGGAGCGCCAGACTTTAGACCATCGCAACATATCCATTACAGCAAATCTGATTTAGACTATACGCTCGATGTCAACCAGATTTTTAATAATCTGTACGCGGAGCAAGAGGATGGCGACTAGCGGGTCCAAAGATTTTGAGCTGGATGTAGCAGATTATGTTGAAGAGGCATTTGAGCGCTGCGGATTAGAGCTACGCACCGGGTACGATCTGAAAACCGCACAACGATCCCTTAACCTCATGTTGGCAGAGTGGGCTAATAGAGGACTCAATCAGTGGACGATCAAAGCTAAGACCATTTCGGCGGTTAAAGACACGATTACCTATGATGTGGACTCAACCACGCCAACCAGCATTATTGATGTGTTGGACGTGTTTGTCAGAGAGACCATATCTGGCACTACCACTGACGTGCCGCTGAGCAAGCTCTCTAGAGCTGAGTACGCTCACATCTCCACCAAAACCACCACTGGCAAGCCAAATCAATACTTTGTGGACAAGCAAATCAGTCCCACTATTACAGTGTGGCCGGCGCCAGATAAAAACAGTACTTACACCATCCACGTCAATGTCCTGGTGCGAATGGATGACGCAGATGTGGGTGCCAATACCCTTGAAATGCCCTTTCGGTTTTTTCCATGTCTAGCAGCGGGTTTGGCGTATTACATGGCGCTCAAGCGCGCACCGGAAAAAGTACCTTTGCTCAAGCAACTCTATGAAGAAGAGTTTGAGAGAGCATTAAGTCAAGATCAGAGCAGAGCATCATTTAAAGTAGCGCCCGATCTGACAATCTACAGGATAGCCTGATGCCATTTGCACCGGGCAAAAATGCTTACGGCATCTGTGATATCACAGGCTTCCGCTACAAGCTCAAGGATATGAAAAAGACCTGGGACGGCCTGCTCGTGGGCCCAGATCAATGGTCTCCTAAGCACCCGCAATTGATGCCCAAGCCCCCGCCGATTGATCCTCAGGCAGTGCGAGACGCCAGAATCGATCCCTCTGCAGACGGCAACGATGGCAACTTTTTCATGGTGTACACTAACGTCGGCAAAGGCAAACTAGGCACCCAACTGACGCCGTTTGGACTAACGGTTAGCGTAGGGACGGTGACGGTGACAACATGAGCTTTACACTCTCTACTCTCAAGACCGCAGTGAAAGACTATTTGCAGGTGGACGAGACAACTTTCAACGCCAGCCTAGACACGTTCATTAAAGAAGCTGAGAGCCGTATTTTTAAGCTGGTGCAGCTGCCAGAGCAGCGTCAGAATGTCACCGGTAATGTCACTGCGACTGTGAGGTTTCTGGCGACGCCGTCTGATTTTTTTGCCCCCTTCTCTCTGGCAGTGATATCAAGTAACAAATATCACTACCTTGACTACAAGCACCCATCCTTCATCAAAGAGTTTAGTCCCGACACGACGGTGACAGGGCGCCCGCGGTATTACAGTCTGTTCGACAATACGGCTTTTGAGCTATCCCCGGTGCCAGACCAAAGTTACTCAATCGAACTGCACTATCTACATAAGCCACCCTCGCTGACCGTGGGCACCGATTCTGGCAGCACTTTGCTATCCACCGATCATCCCGATCCTTTGTTATACGGCACATTGGTGGAGGCTGCGGTCTTTTTGAAGGAGCCGCCCGATGTTATTGGAAACCTTGAGCAACGGTTCAAGGAAGGCATCGCT